TTCTGTTTTTAGCTGTAAAGATGAAGTTTTTCCCAAACCATCAAGCTATTTACGTCTGGATTATCCCGAGGCAAGATATGTAAATTTCGAAAATCAATGTCGATTCGTATTCGAAATGAATTCTGAAGCGGTTACCAAAATGGAGAAGGATTGTGGATTCACGATTTCGTACCCAAAAATGAAAGCCACCATTTTTTTGACTTATAAACCCGTGAATAACAATATCAACAAATTGCTGCGGGATGCACAAAAATTAACCTACGAACACGTCATAAAAGCCGATGACATATTGGAACAACCTTATTTGAATCCTTCTAAAAAAGTGTATGGAATGTTCTATCAAGTTGACGGAAATGCAGCCACGAATTCGCAGTTTTACGTGACCGACAGCATCAAGCATTTTGTTACGGGTTCCGTTTATTTCTACGCAAAACCCAAGGTTTCTTTTTTATCCCAAAGTGCTTTTACTCTTGCAAATAATTTCTCGTTCAGGTAAATATTATCTCTGTGAGCCGAAAGATTTGGTGCCGTTTCTTTGGCAATATTCTGAATTTCTTTGTTGGTATTTGCCGAATTAAAGTTCGAAAAAACCACATTCACATTCGACAATAATTCGCCTGCATTTTCCATTGCAAGAATGGTGTTGTCAAAAGTGGGTGCTGTCGAAGCATTTGCAATCGCGTTGATTTCTTCTTCGTGTTTTTTAATTCCTTCTAAAATAGCAGGTTTAAAATGTTCGTTTTTAATCTTGTCGAAAGGCGGCACATTATAAGGCGTGTCGTAAGCCTGGAAGAATGGATTCATGGTTGTATTCTCTTTTTTTTCTTGTGCTTCAATTGTTAGCAGATTACCGATGACCAACAAAATGAAAAGGGATTTATTTCTCATTTAAATTAATTTTAGTCGTAAATCTACAAAAATATTTAACAATTGACCGAACATCTGTTAAATTAAAAGAAGGAAAAACTTTTAAAAAACTTAAATACGTTAGCCTTATACTTTTACTTCCACTTCAAGGTTTCCATCAAACGTTGCATATCATTTTTGATGTAACTAGCTGCAGGCATAATAGAATCGTAATTGGGTTTGAATTTGGAACAAGCAAAAATTCTAGACAATTCTTATAAAGACTTCGTTCGAAGCGGAGCTAATTTATCTGATTCGGATAAAGGAATATTGCGAAAAATAAACGGAGAATTGTTTTTTGAACTCGAATTTTCAACCGGGAAACTGGTAGTTTCGGAATCGAAATGCAATCAGTTAATCCCGGAGTTTAAAAAAATGACAGCCGAACAAAAGGAAACATTTTTAATGCAGGCGGCAATTTTCGGGGCAAATCCGTTTTCCGTACCTCCTGAAATTTACCCTTTGCCTTTTGTTTCTGGCGGAGTCACAACCTATGCTCCAGTAATTTCTGCAAAAAAATATGTAGAAAAAGGAATGGAAAACCCACAATTTGATGGCATGAAATCGGGGGTTGTTATCGAAAAACAAGACGGCTCATTTGATTTTCGTAAAGGTCAAATTTACGGGAAAAACGAAACGCTGAAGGGCGGATGGGCTGAAATTTTTATCAAAGGATTACGGGAGCCGATTTTCAGGAGCGTTAATATTGAGGAAGTTTTAAACCGAAAAGGCGATGGAACTCCAAATAAATTCTGGAAGGAAAAACCCGCTTTAATGGTTGAAAAGGTGGCACAAAAACAAGCGATGGAGATTGCTATGCAGATGCCAAAAACTTATATTGAGGAAGAAATTCCGGTCATCGACATTGACCATGAAGATTTGAGCGATCAGAAATCGCTACCAGTCAGCAATGATGAATTTTTTAAACAATAAAAACTAAAACTATGGAAATCACAACTAAATTTGAAGTGGGGCAAAAAGTTTTTTATCTTGAGGGTACGAAACTCGTTGAAAACGTTATTCATTCGATAGGGGTTGAAGTAACTAAGGATAAAATCGAAATAAAATACTGGTTTTTTGATGAGAAAAAAATCATTGATCGTTATGAATCAAGACTTGAAAAATCGGTATTTTCCTCAAAATTGCAGTTTTTAAACCAATTAACATAAATAAAACTAAAAAGAAATGACAATTGAAAATTTAATTAAAGAAAACCCCGGTATAAACATCACCGTTAACGCCGGGGATTTATTAGCCTTCGGGGAAACCATTGCAGACCGGGCAGTTAAAACCTACCTGCAAAAGCATGATGAAAAGGTTTACAGCAGGGAAGATGTTATGCAAAAATTTGGGATTTGTGGGGCGACTTTGTGGCGGTGGGGCAAAATGGGACTGATTGAAAGTAAAAAAATAGGTGACCGGGTGTTTTACTCTGAATCTGAAATTAAGCGGTTAATGAACCAGAAAGGCGGCGAGAAATGATTTTTACTTGTTTAGGAACCGGGAGCGACGGAAACGCCTATATTTTGGAGTCTCCAAAAGCCACGCTAATAATTGAGGCAGGGAAGGGGACTTTCAAAAAAATAATTGCGGCTATACCCGATGCAAAAAAAGTAGTGGGAGTGATTTACTCCCACCAACATAACGACCATTTTGGGGACGTTGAAAAACTATCTAAAATGTTTGATGTTTTGCAATTCAAAGAAAATCGTTACGAAGATGAATTTTTTATCATTAAGCGATTTGCCGTTTGGCATAATGTCGAATGTTTTGGCTTTGCGATTTTCTGCAATGAACAAAAAAAGACACTTGTTTTTATGACTGACTTTGCAAAAGTCATCGACAAATCAGCCTATAATCTTAAGGTGGATTTTTTGGCAATCGAATTGAGTTATAACTCGATGTTGTACGCTTCTTTGACAGATGATCAGAAATACGGGTTAGAGTGGCACTGCTCAGACTTTCACGCTATCGGAATAATGCGAAAATTTTATGAAACAAATCGGGACATGAAAGCCGTCACTATCCACAAGTCCGATCGGGCTTGTAACTATGCTCTAACAAATCGGGCATTGTATAAAAATTTTGGGCTTCGTGCCGAAATTGTAAACGTTGGAAGAAAGTATCATTTTTAAAGATAAAGTTAATTATGAAAGAACTTCTAAAAAGATTAAAATTAGCAGAAAAACAAGGATGTGAATTCATATCAATTAAACAAGTAATTCAATGGATATATGATATTCAGAGAGAAAATAGATTAAAGAATTTTAATCGCAAAAAACAACTTAATAAAATAATTCAAAAATGAAACTAATTTTAAAGAACGTAAAAATTTACGGGTTTGACCCGGAATCACACCGGACGTTTGATAACGACGGTAAAACCTCAAAACAGTACAATGTGCCTTTGTATATTTCAGAGGAAGATAAAAACCTGATTGACGGGTATATTTTTGGCAAAACGTCAAAGGGGGTTGACAATAGGGATAAATGGGCTGAAGGTACTGCAAACCAATTTTGGTTCGGATCGAACGCGATCCGCTGCATAACCAAAAGGGTTGACGAATTGCTGACTGTCGAAAGAACCAACGAACTTTATATAAAAGCAGTCATTGATTTGAGGGATGCCTTTGGTTTTTCATCTCTTCAAATTGAAATGCTAAAATATTTTGTTTGCCAGTCCCGGGACGGAGATTGCCCGCCTCATCTATACAAGGCGATCTTTTTTTGGGGTGATAAAAAAGGGGTCGGAAAAACGACTATTGCTTCAACGATTGTTTCAATTTTGAACGGCGAAAAAGATATTTCAAACACGCGGAAATACGAGAGTGATTTGCCTCAAGAATTAGGATTTAAAGAACATACCGCCCCGCTTATTTGTAGTTGTAGGGCAGTTTTACTTGACGAGGCGATGCCAAAAGATTCTACAAAATCGTATGATTCATTAAAAAAACGAATTACAAGGTTTGGATGTAAGGTTCGGTTTGTTTTTAAAAATCAAATCGACTTACCGGCAAAGCCAAATTACATTTTTATTTCAAACGATCCTCTTGAGATATTTGTCCAGGATAAAAGTGAACGCCGGTTCTTTGAATTTAGGATTGAAGAAAAGAAGAAGAAATTGGGTTATGAACAAATTTACGACCTTTTCCTGAATTTTATTCAACAATGCAACCGGGATACCGGCTGGCTCGAATGGTATGATTCGATGGCAAAAGAAACAGAGGTTAGGGGACTGGAGAGCCGGAATGTTGATGACATTAAATCGTATTTTTTTGCGAAAGGTTTTTATGAAAAAATCGAATTTTACAATTTTGAAGTAACAATCGGAGTGTTTTTTAAGCATGTTTTCGATTTTGACAAAAACGCCTCAAAGAAAACTATCCGTGATTGCGTTGTTTCAATTTTTGGTGAACCTTACCGGCCATCAACTTGGAGAAAATCCGATATAATCGAAGTTTTGGATAAAAAAAAGCAAAAAGATGAGGAAGAAAATTACAAAGAACCAGAAAAACCACCATTTTAATTATGAAAAAACAAATTGAAAAATTAGGATTTAAGAAAAATACAAAAGTAATTAATGGATTTATCCCTCATTATAAGCAAGGGAATGATTTCCTTTTTATTATTGGTTCCGATTTTTGGATTGGTAAAATCTGCGACATAGAAATTGCATTTAAAAACCATCCCGGGAAAATCTACGGAGTATTAACAGACAAATCTCCAACGGCTGCTGAAAAAGACTGGATAGGGGTGCCAAATTTTACATTACTGAAACTTAACCCACTTTCAAAAGGTCAATGGTCAAAAGATAAAATGTCAATTGAATATGTTGATTATATTCTTTCTTAACCGAACAGATATATTTTTAATAATATGAAAAGGCAAATTTTAAGCACAAATGAAATTTTTAGCGAATTTCAGATCCGCGAGGATAAAATTCTATACCAATATTTTAAGCAAAAAAACGAACTTGAGGAATTGGGGAAAGAGGTTGATATTCTTTCACACGCCCAGGACTTCTGTTCCTTCAATGTTTTTTTTGTGTTCGGAATTTCACCGGTTTTTATTCGATTGAAAACCTTTGAATTTATCGCTGAAAATCATTCGCAGTTAAAGCGAAAATTAACACTAAAAGAAGTCGCTGCACTTGATTTTAATATTCACGACCTTCAACCAACAGATTTTAATAATTTAAAAGAAAAACTAAAAAACGATGGAACCGTGCTATAAAACTAATTTTCTCAGTCTTTATCATTGTGATTGTTTTGATTTAATGAAGCGAATACCAGATGGCAATATTGATTTAATACTTATAGACCCACCGTATAATACTACTCAATGTGAATGGGAATATGAAATTGATTTAACTTCCTTGTGGATTGAATGGCAAAGGATATTAAAGCCTTCAGGAGTAATATGTGTTTTTGCAGACGAACCATTTACAAGCCGATTAATCGTTTCAAAATTGGATTGGTTTAAAATTAGGATTACTTGGGATAAAATGAGTGGTTCAAACTTCTTAAACGCTAAAATAATGCCATTAAAACAAACTGAAGACGTAGTTATATTTTCGTGCGTCAAAAATGGACAATACACATATAACCCAATTTTAACCAATAAGCCAAAACACAATATTCGACCAATTGGAAATAGAAAGCCAAGTGTAAAAAACACTACTTACGGGCAACACAACGGACAATATTCAGCAGATTACGATCCAATGAAAAACTACCCGACTAACTTAATTTCAATTATGGCAAAACAAGCCGAATGTAATTCAATTAACAGATGGCATCCCACCCAAAAGCCGATTGATTTAATGCGTTACCTGATATTGACCTACTCAAATAAAGGCGAAAATGTTTTTGATGGCTATTTTGGATCAGGAACAACAGCCGAAGCCTGTATGATTGAAGGTAGAAAATTTATTGGTTCGGAATTGAATAAAGAATATTTTGATAAGGCAGTCAAACGAATTTCAGAAAGTATTAAACAAGGTACGATTAATTTTTAAAACAAAAACTAATAAAAAAATAAATATGAAAACAACAGCATTTAGAAGTACAGAAATTTTCATTGAATGTCCTCACTGCAAATCGGATATAGTACACATACCTGATAAGGAAATCTCAGAAATTAATGCAAAAAATACTGAAAATTTAAAGTGTCCTAATTGCAAAAAAAACATCTCTATTTTTAGGGTTAATTATTAAAAACTATATTTTGAAGTATTTTAATAGATTTTAAGGTTATGAAAAAACCATTTACTCCGCGACTTGACCGATTCGATATTTATTAAATTAAAACCAATAAAAATGCCAATAAATTACAAAAAATACCCGCCTAATTGGAAAACTGAAATAGTTCCTGCTGTCCGAAAAAGGTCAGACGGCAATTGCGAAGTTTGTGGTTTAAAAAATCATACTTATGTTTGGAGCTACCAACTTAGGGTCTTACAGGGCGGCCGGTATAAACTGAAAACGTTTTGGGCAAAGGATGAAAGCGACTTTAAAAGGATAGAATATTTTGCCATCAATCCCAAAAAAGTTAAAGTTGTGTTGACAGTTGCCCACCTTGACCATGATGAAACTAACTGGGATGTCCGGTTGGATAGGCTTAAAGACATGTGCCAGTATTGCCATCTGAATTACGATGCAAAAGAAAAATACAGGAGATATGCAAAAAAATAAGTTTACTCCGCGACTTGACCGATTCGATATTTACAACAATTTGCCAGCCGGTGCTTATGTCGAAATAGCGACTAAATTAAATATTTCGGTAGTCCAGGTCTCAAATGTTTTAACCGGACGGCGGAGAGACCATCACGGAATTATAAAAGAAGCCGAATTAATGGCTGCAATTCACATCTGGAAAAACAGGTTTTGCAAAATAAAAAAATCAGAACTTTAAATAAATTATATTTTTGATTATGAAAGTATTAATAGCTTGTGAAGAAAGTCAGGCAGTTTGTATTGCTTTCCGTGAATTAGGGCATGAAGCATTTTCTTGTGATACTGAACCATGTTCAGGGAAAAAACCGGAGTGGCACATTCAGAACGATGTTTTGAAACACCTAAGCGATGGATGGGATTTAATGATTGCTTTCCCACCATGTACTCATTTGGCTGTAAGCGGAGCAAAGCATTTTGAACAAAAAAGGAAAGATGGAAGGCAACAGGAAGGAATTGATTTCTTTTTGAAACTTGCAAATGCTAATATTACAAAAATAGCAATTGAAAATCCGGTAGGTATAATGTCAACCATTTACAGAAAACCAGATCAAATTATTCAACCATGGCAATTCGGGCATGGTGAAACTAAAGCAACTTGTTTATGGCTTAAAGGATTGCCTAAATTAACACCAACTGATATTGTGTCGGGAAGGGAACAAAAAATATGGAAAATGCCACCATCACCAGAAAGAGCAAAATTAAGGTCTAAAACTTATCCAGGAATTGCAGAAGCAATGGCAGACCAGTGGAGTAAATTTATAACTGATAATACAAAAATTGACTTACAAAAATCACAACTCGACTGAAAAACCATGAAAATAATAATTATATTCAAATAAAATTTAAGATGGCAAAATTAATAGTACAGTTTTCAGGTGGTAAAGATTCTATGGCTTGTTTGCTTTGGGTTAAAAATAATTTATCAAAGGAGTTTTTAACCGTATTTTGTGATACAGGATGGGAAAGTTCGATAACATACAAATACATTCAGGAAGTAAATGAAAAATTAAACCTGAATTTAATTACACTTAAAAGTAAAAAGTATGACTGTTTTTTGGATATGGTTAAAAAGAAAGAGCGGTTCCCATCAACAAAAGCCAGATTTTGCACAGAGCAGCTTAAAACTATTCCAATGATTGATTATATATTGGATGAAATTCACGAAGATATTTTAATCATTCAGGGAATAAGAGGTGATGAAAGTTTTGCACGTTCAAAAATGAGCAAACAATGCACCTATTTTAAATTCTACTTTCAGCCATATACTTCAAATGAAATTATTATTAAAGAATTAGGGAAAAGACCATTTTTAACATTAGTTCAGACCAAAAAACTTACAAAGGCAAAAGAACGGTTATCAAAAGGATTTAAAGACGAAAAATTCCATACTTACCGAAAGAAAGAAGTATTTGCATTTTGCAAGAAATACGCTGATGATATTTTGCGCCCGGTGTTTGATTGGACTGGTCAGGAAGTTATTGACTATTCGTTAGCAAACGGATTTAAACCAAACCCTCTTTATGGTTTTGGAATGAAAAGGGTGGGCTGTTTTCCTTGTATTATGAGTAATCAGGTTGATGTTCACAGTATCAATACTTTCTTTCCTGAACGAATAAAAGAGATTGCCAAATTTGAAAAAGAAATAGGCTCTACATTATTCCCACCTAATAAAATTCCAAAGCGATTTATAACAAATAAAAAGTACCCAACCATAACCGATGTTACAAAATATATCGAAAACAAAAATGCAACAGGCGATTTATTTGAGGAAGAATATGGTTCAAGTTGCATGAGTTTTTATGGACTTTGTGAGTAAAAACCATGAAAAATCACCCATTTTAAAATTTTATTAAGTATATACTGAGAATAATTTATTTTTTTGATACAACACATTAAGTAAATACTTATATTTGTTGAGTAATTAATACAAATAAAAAAATGGAAACTATAACGATTACAAAAAGAATCATCAACGGGAAAGCCGTATATAACAAGAAATTTGACGATTACACCAATGGGTTTTTTGGTCAAAAAATCAGCCGCAAAGAATATGAAGAAAGCAAACTTAATCCTGTTTACATGGATTTTGGAAGCGACAAATATTTAAACATTGAAGAAAGAATCTGTTACAAAAACTAATAATTATGAATCAGACACAAAGAAATTTTTTAATTAAAAAGATTGAAGAAACAGCGAAATCAAGAATTGATGCGTTTAAACATTCTGTTCCAGAAGCACCAAGTTTAAATAATTATTTACTACACGCCGTAATGAGTAATAATTTTGAGATAAAAAACACTGAACAGTTAAAAGAAATGATAAGGCAGTTTGCTTTAAAAGCTACTAATAGAGATGATTGGATGGGGAATAGTTGGGGTTCTGCAACGAAGGATGGAATACATTTTAGAGCAAAAGATTTCTTTATTGTTCCTGATGAATACCAAAAACTATATGATGCTTATAAAGCGGCCAAAGATAAGGCTAATGAGGAAATATATTTAACTCAAATACAAGCCGACACCCTTATAACAAGGATTCAATTAGCGTCAGATAAAACATTGCAATCAATGGTTAATGAGGTTGATGATATGGGGAACCTTTCTTTAATTGATACAAAATTAAAAGCACTTACAGCATGACAATTCAAGAACTTAAAAAAGCACTCGGCTTATCAAATACGGAAATAGCCGGGTTTTTCGGACTTTCTTCTGCTGCTTATGCAAACAGTAGCGCAAAGCCACGTTATGAATCTGCAATGTGTAAATTTTACGAAAAAGTACACCAAAACACAATTAAAATCACACCACTTGAAAATCAAAAAAAATCTGAATTGGACTAAAAAATGCCCAAAAACCAATTTTTTAAAATTCTATCCCAAATTTTACATTAACTTTCGTTAAAATTTGATTCAAAAAAGTGAAAATTACATTCGCTTTTTTTATTTTTACAGTAAGTCAACTATCAGTAAATCAATAACTTAAACCTAAAAAATGCAAGTTACTGTAAAAAATGTAAAATTTTTTCTGAACTTCTATATATATCAAGACCCATATAGGTAAAGATTATATATATATTTTTTACATTTTTACAATATATATTAATAATCAATAAGTTAGTAATGTAAAAAATAAAAATATGAATCGAATTTTTAAAAAAATCAATGTAATTTTAACGAAAGTGAATCGAATTTTTGATATATAAATATTCGGAATCTTTTTATTAATTTTGGGGTGTGGAATTTACCGATAAGATATTACAAAAGATAGTTGAAATGGGAGCTGATGGCGATTCATATACAACTATCGCAAGTGAGTTAGGGTTAACCTACACTTTTTTGGAGGATGAACGAAAAACAAACCCAAAACTTGATTTAGCCTTAACTAAGGCAATGAGAAATTTTAAGAGATATTATTATGACAAAATAATTGAGAGTAGTAAATCGAAAGGCTCATCCGTGCAACCGAAGGTACTGGACCTACTGAAAGACATTGACGGCGACGGATCCGATAACAGGATAGAAATCGAACGGGTATGAGGTTAAAAATCATAGCCAAATATGATGACTTTTTTAAACGGGCAAAAGACGAACCAATTGTCATTCTCCAGGGTTCTAAGCGTTCGGGCAAAACTTATTCAATCCTTCAAAATATCGGGGTTGATTTTTTCTCAGCGAATAGAAAACGGTTCCAATGTTTTTCTGAATCTCCAAAGCAGCAAAATTTCGGGCTGATGTCCGACTTTCAAAACATATTCAGCCCGATACTAAGCAACATAAAAGCCAATGCAACCCAAAAGACATTTGCATATAAGGGCAATGAATTAGCCTTTATTAACATCATTAATAACATCCACGCTAATAACATAGTTAACTCGCTTGGTGCGTGCGATACAAGGTTTATTAACGAAGTACACGCCTGGGATAAATCGGTTATCGAGAAACTAATGATAAACAACCGGGAACAGATTTTTTTTGACTACAACCCATACCGGGAATTTTGGATTACGGACTTTATCACTGATGACAATTTTCTGAAAACAACATGGAGGGATAACCCGTTTCTGAGCAAACCACAAACTGACCTTTTTTTGAAGTGGACTGAAGCCGGTGAGAAATCAGAAATCGGGAGCTATGATAACTGGAGATGGCAGGTACTTTGCGAAGGCAATTATGCTGAGATTACAGGGGAAATTTTCACAACCGATAATATTCACTTTTGTACTAAAGCCGGTGACCGGTTACGCCACTTCATAATATTTGCCGACCCGTCCAATGCAAGGGGCGGGGACTACTTTGCACTTACACTAACTGCCATAGGTGAAGATGGCAACCTATATTTGATTGATTCGTTTTCATGCAACCGGATTGAAAAAGTTTTAATTGCCGAACAGATAAAGAAATGGCAGCGCGACTACCCGGTAGAACATACATTTATCGAAACAAATGGAGAGTTCGGGCAAAAGTTTTTTAAGGATTGCTATTTGTCGAAAATACCTGTTGACACCTGGCACAGCCGGAAAGATAAATTCGAGAGGATAATGATGAATTTCGACATTATTACGGGTAAAATGTTTATCGTTGACACGCCTAATAACCGGGAATTTGCACGGCAAATTTATACTTTCAAACATCCAGATGCGAAAGATGCTGATGGAAAGATGAGAAAAGAAGAGTTGTTTGATGACAATATAGACTGCCTCAATAATGCGATTATGGCTTATATTTTAGTGTATAAGGAGCTAAAAGTGTTATTTTGATTTTGTTTTAATTTATTTTATATTTGCAATAATAAAATAAGGCATGAGTATTTTAAATTGGTTCGGTAAAAGAGGGGTTGATATTTACGAATACGATCAATCCTATGACATCAAGAACATAGGAAACATCGTTATCCCAGAGAAACTTACCAATAAAAATGCCTATTTACTCGCCAATTCAGTAGCCGAAATATTTTTCCCAATAGATTTTTATGCAGACCGGATAAGCAAACTCAGGTTTTTTATCGCTAATAAATCGGGGCGCGAAGTATCAAGTTCTGAATTAAACAGGCTGATAAGCGACGAAATCAATCCACTATTTTCTTTTTCTGATTTAATTTATAACTATGTTTTTAGTTACTTATCGGATGGCAATGCGATTAATTATTTGGGTGTGCCTTCGATTTATAAAAATATTTCACCAGCTACGATAGAACGTTGGGATGTTTTACAACCAAATTTAGTTGAACTGTCGGAAGTGAATAATTATAGCACGCTTTACTCAAATAATTTGAACGAAGGCATACGCCGGGCAATGTATAACGAAGGCGGGCTGACAAGGCAGGAACTTGAAATAAGCCGGTTATCAATCCACAATGCAGGGATGAGGCGCAAAAGCAATTCAGTAGTTTTATCCGAAGGGTTTTTGTGGAAGGCGAATAAATCAATAGATACGCTGATGGCTGTTTATTCAGCCCGTTACAATGTGTACGCAAACAACGGGGCTGCTGGATATATTGCCAAAAAATCAAATACCACCGGTGCAAGTTTTGAAACTTCTTTTGCAGATGGGAATAAACGTGATGAAATAATTGAGGATATTAAGCAGAGGCATGGGTTAACCGGGAGGAAAAATATTTTTGGAGTTTCAGGGGTTCCTATTGAATTTGTCAAGACACTGGCAACTATTGCCGAATTAATGCCACTTGAAGAAACTTTAGAGGCTGCGATTAAGATTGCTTCTGTTTTTCAGATACCGCCTGTTTTAGTCCCCCGGAAAGACCAATCGACATTCGATAACCAAGCGAATGCCGAACGTAATGTCTGGGAAAATGGGTTATTGTCGATGGCTCAAACGGTCTGCGACAACCTGACTAAAATGTTCAGGATACCAGCCGGTAATAAAATATTTTACGATGCCTCGAATGTTTCTGTTTTGACTCAGAATGAATCCGAAAATGAAGATTTAATTCAGAAAAAAATAGCAAATCTCGAAAAATTAAAAGCATTAAACCCTGAAATTGATGTAAATCCGATAATTCTCGAAATTTTTAAAAGTTATGGAAAAGAATAAAGAAGATAGGCAAATTTGCCGGGCTAAGATAACACCGTCGGAAGATTCAGAATTTGATTTTGAAGCGGTGGCAGTCCCGACTGATAACAAGCAATTAAGATTCTCTCATGAGAATGGAGAATACTTTTATCAGGTACTTCGCACCGGTCAGGAGAATATTATAGCCAATCGGTTGGAGTCAGGTTTGCCGGTATTCGATAACCACCCGTGGGAAAATTCAGCATCTAATACTTTAGGGATAACTAAGGGGTTTGAGTTCACCGATACAGGGATTGTTACCCGTGTGAAATTAGGTGCAAGGGCTGATGAATCATTAAAATCTGACATTAAAAACGGAATTGTAAAAACGGTGTCGATTGAGGGTGACGTGCATAAATATTTAATCGAAAGGGCAACCGGTCAAGTACCTATTTATTATGCTGAATTATGGGAGCCAACATCTTTAAGTTTTGCCCCGGTTCCAAACGACATTTCAGCACAAATTGAAGTTAAGCGGGCTTTGGCTACTCAGATTGAGAAAACCAAACTGCCTGAAAGCGATAGTTTTATTAATTCATTAATCAAAAAGTTTTAAATGAAAAAAGAACAGTTTTTGGAAATTGTGAAGAGGTCTGTTAAAAAAGACTTATCCACAGATGAACTTTCTTTTTTAGGTTCGATTGGTGAAGCCTTTGAAAATGCCTTTCAGGCTGAC